AATGCTCTTGCTACATTATATCAAACAGGTGTCATTCAATATGCTAATAACACCTTAAGTGGCGGTAGTGTAGCTAGTAGTTCAATCAGTGCTAACATTGCTATAATTCAAAATATTGTTAACAGCGCCAGCCAGCCAACTGTAACAATAACATATCCTACTAGTACAGGCGTAACATCGTCATTAACTTCAGCTGTGTCAGCAATTACAGCGGCAACTTCTAGTTTACAATCTAGTGCTGTAACATATTTTACAAGCAACTATTCTGTAGTCAATGATCCTGTACAACAAAGTACAATTACAAGCCTGTTTGCTATTGTTACTAATTTAATTTATAATGGTATTAGCTCACGTTCAACACCAACTTTTAGCAATCCGTCAACAATAACAAGTAGTGCGGCACATGCTCAGGCGGCTATTTTAGCTAACATAGGATTTATAACTGCTGAAACTAATGCGTGGATCAATGCTAACTACAGTTCAGTTAGTTATGATTCTGTTGCTAGTACAAGAGATTTGACCTACGTGTTGGAAGCTATTGCTTACGACTTGACTTATGGCGGTAATAGCGCAACTACTCAAGCTGCCAACCAATATATTGCTAATGGTTCTTCTCAATTGGCCAGCAATCACATTACAGCCTGTGTACAAGGTCTGGGTCATGCGTTAAACGTAGTAACTTCTGTTATCAGTAATAGTACAGTAACACCAACAACCGGGGCTTATATTGCTACAACAGGTGCTAGTGGTAGCGGTAGTGTTGCTACCTTAACATTTGCCGCACAAGCAACTGCTCCTTATACTGTTGGTCAAGTTATTACTGTTCAAGGCATGACTCCAACAGGATACAACGGCTATTGGACTGTTACTAACTGTACAACTACTAGTGTAAGTTTTAATAATAATACTGTAGGTAGCCAATCAGTTGCTGGTAAGATTACTGCTCAGGCACAAAATGTTACTTGGCCAGATGGATCTCTACAAGCTACTACTGTTACAAACTTGTTTGGAATTGTTACAGGCGTTATCAACACTCAAACCCAAGCTACTAATATAATATATCCAACTACTAGCGGCTATAGTGCTGGACTACAAAGTACTTTTGGTATTATTGAAAACAATAGCTACACTATTGCTCTGAATACTGTAAGTTATCTAGCAACTACATTCGGTGGGGGATTCAGTTACAACCAGGCTACATGTAGTCGAGACATTGGTTACATTATCGATGGACAAATTATCGACTTGTTAACTGACGGAACTTATCAAAGTATTACTGCTGGTAAGAGCTACTATAGTAATGTAAGTGCCAAAGCTGTAGCTATTGGAACACAACTTATTGAAACTGTTGATGGTATACAATTTGCTCAACAATTGGCTGTACAAGTATTAAACCAAACAACACAAAGTCGTTATCAAACACTTGTAACACAGTATGTGAACAAGAGTACATATAATGCTACTGTTGGTACTAACGTTGCCACAGCAACTTATGTTAGCAATACAACAACTACTATTACTCTAACTAACATAACAGGATATATTGTTCCTGGTATGGCTGTTACTGGCGGCGGATTTACTAACAGTACTCCTGTAACTGTTGTAGCAGTTACTAGTTCTAATACAGTTACAATTAGCGCACCTCCAGCAGGAACTACTAGTGCTAGTACGACACTAACATTTACAGCAACTCCTATTACTACATTTAATGCTAACATGAATACTATCATTAGCATTATTAATAACGGTATTGGTGCGGCGCCTACTCCAAGTTTTGGTACAGGTTACTATACATTAACAATTGATAACGGTGGTAATGGTTTCGTAGACCAAGGCGAGCCTGGTGCTAACCATATTCTTCCTAATAAGATTCTAGTAGGTAATCAAAGTAGCGCATACGGACAAATTATTAGCTATACACCTGGTACAAGTTTAAGTTACGATACTATTACAGTAAACATGACTCGTCCTGGATTCTTTGGGTTTGTTGCTACTACTGCTAGCGGTAGTCTTGGATCATTTAATTTAACTGTATCCAGTACTACCTACACTAATAACTTTAATGGTATCAATACTATTAAAGTTGGTATGGGCGTTACTGGTGTTGGCGTTAGCGGCATCAGCAGAGGAACTTTAGTCACAGCTATTAGCGGAAATGTTGTTACATTAAGTTTACCATTAACAGCTACATTAACAACTGCCAATGTTACATTTGGTGAATTAATTGACTTTGGTGAACAAGTTAATAACCTAAATATCACTGTGTATGTTGAAAGTGGTATTTACTACGAAGACTATCCATTGAAATTATCTGCTAACGTAACAATTAGCGGTGACGACTTCCGTCGTACAATTATTCGTCCGTTGGATCGTGTAAGTCAAAGTCCATGGCGTAAAATATTCTTCTATCGTGACTCAGTTATCGATGGAATGCAAATTGGTCTAATCAACTTTAGCGGAACAGATTACGCTAGCGTAGCTAATACAACTGCTACTATTAGTGGTCTAACTGGAACTATTACTATTACATTGGGTAGTGGTAGTGCTAGTCCAAACTGGATTGGTTATGTATTCACAGACGGAACTAACGAAGCAGTTGCTGGTGGTGTAAGTTCATATGATGGCGTAAGCCCTCCTGGTAAGGCCGTAATTGTTACTGTTAGCGGTAACACAATGACCTGTACTATCGTGTATCCATTCCCAGCAGTTACTACTTATACTGCTGGTTCTTGGCACATGTACAACACATTGAACTATGGACGTCATTATTTGACCAACCCATTAGATATCAATAGTACGGCATTGAACAACAAATTAATTGACGTATTCTTAACCAACGATGCTACACGTATCAAGTTAATCAGTTGTCAAGGACATGGCGGATTCATGATGGTGCTTGACCCAGAAGGTCAAATCAAAACTAAGTCGCCATATGCTCAAGAATCAGCCAGCTTCTCTGGTAGTATTAATAAGCAACGTTTTGCTGGCGGACAGTTTATTGACGGATTTGCTGGACGACTATTTGGTACAATTACAGGTATTGCCAATAACGGATATCAAATTACTGTTACCGGTGCGTTTAACAGTGGTCTAGATGTACGTCCTCCACAAACTCCTACAGCTTACTATGTGTTAGGTAGTCGTTATCAAGTTAACAACGTAGTAAGTTGGAATAGTAATACCTATACTGTTGTTCTAAATTTAGATACTAGCACACCATTTTATCCACAAAATGCCTATAGCAGTACTACACTAACAACTAACTTATATTCTACACTACAACAAAACTTAATTGAAGCCATTACATATGATATGGCATTAAGTTCTACTGCTACTATGGCGGCTAGCACTATTAGTGGAACTACATTAACCGTTGGAACTGTTACTGGTACTATCTATGTAGGTATGTTCTTAACTGGTAGTGGTGTTACATCTGGCACTTATATTACTGCTAACCTAAGTGGTAGTACTGGAGCAGGTAGTACATGGAGTGTTAACACCAAGTACACTGGTTTCTCTAGTACAACAATTACTGGAACATTGTTCAGTAACTATAAGAGTGCAGCACTTGGAGCATATTTCTTATTACCAAGTTATAGCGTAACAGCATTGGCCAAAGCTCTAGTTGTAAATGCCTATAGTTATGCTGGTACACAGATAACTAGCTATGGTATATCTACTCTAAACAATTTGGCAATACAGTCTGCCGTTGCTACTGTTAATAATATTATTAATAACGGTATTCCTGGCGGTAGTACACAAAGTAGTGTAATACCAGCACTACAATTCCCAATACCTAGCGGTAGTACTGCCACTAGCGATAACGTAAGAGCGGCGGCAATTCTACAAGCCAACAGAGCATTCTTACAAAACGAAGTCAGTGCCTATATTGCCAGTACAGCTAACTTGGCAGCATTAACAGGTTACAGCAGTCTTAAATCTCAACGTGACATTGGTTTTGTTATTGACGCTATTACATATGATGCCTTATATGGCGGTAACAGCGCAATTTATGATATAGCTAGTACATTCTGGGTAGGCAATGTAAGTCAGTTGCCATATGGTAACCTGGCAGTTTGTTTAACAGCATATACAAGATTAAGTTATGTTATTTCAAATGGTTTGTTATCTAATACTGCTATCACTGGCGGTGTTTCTACTGGTAACAACATTAGTCAAGTAACTACTTTACCAGCACCAGCAAGTCCAAGTACACAAGCTACTGCTTATTCAAACTTAATTACTATACTTTACAATTATGTAAACACTGGCGTATGGGGAGCAGTTACACGTACTAACCCAACTATTACTGGTAACAGTGACTTTACAAACATCTACACAACCAATCGCGGAACTATTGTTAGTAATACTATAAACTATGTTTATGGTACCGGCAGTTCAGGCGGTGGTGCTGGTATTGGTATTAACCTTGAAACAGCTGGTAACAAGTCAATGTTGGCTAACGACTTTACACAGATTAACGATTTAGGTTATGGTATTTTTGTAACTAACGCTGGTCTAACAGAACAAGTTTCAACATTTACCTACTACTGTTACACAGCGTATTGGGCATTGAACGGTGGACAGATTCGTTCTGTTGCTGGTTCAAACTCAAACGGTGTGTATGGTCTACGCGGTTCAGGTAGTGACGTAACTGAGTTACCAAACTATAACAACATGTCACAAGACATGGCGCAAAGTGCTCGTGTTTATAAGCAAGGGTCGTTTGCTGGTTACATGACTCCTACTAGCCTTAGTATCTATGTTATTAATTACAGCTACATACCTTATAACATTAGTGAATTAGAAATTGACCACACCTTAGCTGGTGGTGGTATTGTTAGATACTTGGTTAACTCAGCTAGTAAAACTGGTGTAAGTATTGGTGGACAAACTGTTCTTAATTTAAGTTTAAGTACTAGTGGTAACAATAATACATCTAGTGCTGGTTTGGCCTATTCATTGTATGATGGTCAAATTGTTACAATCCGTGTACTACAAAACATCAAGTTCTATAACATTGATAACGTAAGACCAGTTCGTCCAAGTACTGCGTTACAATATCAAAATAACCTAAGCAAGATCTATCGTATTATTGCTTATAACTTAACAGAATCAACTGGCGAACTATTGCCAGCGCATACTGCTATTTTAGGTATGGACACTTCTTTTGCCTACTACTTGTTTGTGGTAGACACTAGTAACTTTGCCAATGCTGACCCAACTGTTTATAAAGCTAGTGCCACTGCTGTTTACCAATTAAGTACAGCAACATCTCTAGTTGTATTAACAAGTTCGATTAGTGGTACTATCAGCGCAGGTCAAGTTATCGGTGGTTATGGATTCCGAGGCAACAAAGTATCAACCGTTACTGCGGCAACACCAAGTGCTAGCTATACAACTATTACATTCAATGGAACTTGTTTAACAACTCCAGTAGGTTCAGTTTATTTTAGCACAGTTACTCAAGGTAGTAACTTAGGTGACAATAAGATTAGTGTTCTACAAGTAAGTGATCCTACCACCATTAACCAAATGAATAGTGGAACTTATATATTCGCTTGGAATGGTCGTACACATCGCGTTATACAATATGTAACACCAGTAAGCCCTGCTACAGGTAATTTTAGTACTGGAACATATACTAACTTAGGTGGTGGTTCTTACAGTATCGTAGTAACCAATGTAAGCGGAACTATTAGTAAAGGTCAATTGATTACTGCTAGTTCTGGCGGAACTGTCTACTTTGACGGTACACAGATAGTTACTAGCGTTGTAACAACTACAAGTCCAGGTTCAAGTACTGTGACAGCAACAGTTACATTCACTGGAGCAGTTATCAATACACTATCAGGAACACCTACAATAACATTTGGTGTATATAATGTTCCTGGATACTTACAATTAGATAGTAATCCTATCAATAACATTGGCGCTAGTGGTACCGGTATTGGCGGTATGACCTATGTTAGCAATACATTGTTAACTGGTAGTACAACACAGAAGTTAATAACATTTAACATTCCTTACAATAACTTATTAGCTTATCCTCCAGTTGATAGTTTAGTATCTGTTGGTGGTAATAGTAATACAAACTTTAACGGTAACTATCAAGTTACTAACGTGCTTAATACAACACAGATTACACTATCTGGTTCTAACATTAATGCTACAACGGTTACTGTTAATTCAAGTTCAGGAACAACAATTACCTTAAGTACTAGCCAATCATTAACTGTTGGCGCTACTATTGTGTTTAATAGTGCTGTTGGTGCTAATATTGGATCTGGAACAACTTATTATGTTCTTACAAGTAGCGGATTTAGTTTAACAATCAGTAGTACTCCTGGCGGGACTGCTTTAACTATAGGAACTACTACTGGATTATCTGTTGGTGCTAGTGTAGGAGCAGTTAGTGGATTTACTACAAACTTGGCAGTTGGTATGGTTATCAGTACCAGCACAACTGGTGCGTTTATTCCTACCAATAATACTACTGGTATTACAACAAATACTAACCCAAGTGGAATTACTATCATTCAAAGTATTGATAGTACAACACAATTTACTGTAAGTCCAAGTGTTTGGATTCCAACAGGTACAACCATCAACGCTCAAATTGTAGCTACAGTTGCTAGTATAACTATTACCAATAGTGGTTCTGGATATACTAGTGCTCCTACTATTACATTCAGTGGCGGCGGTGCTACTAGCCAGGCTACTGCTAGTTGTACTATAAACAGTACCACTGGAAGTATTTCTACAGTTACAGTTGTAAGTCCAGGTTATGGCTACACCAGTGTGCCAACTATTACCATAAGTGCTATATCGGGTACTGTTATTAGTACTGTCGGTGGATCAACTAACGGTATTACATTGAATAGTGTTTCTGGTATTTCGGCAGGAACAGCAATTACATTCGGTGGAACAAGTTTTGATTCTGGAATTACATCTGGTTCTACTTATTATGTTATCGGTACTGCTGGTAATCAAATTACTGTAGGAGCGACACCTGGTAGCGTTACACCTATAACACTTGTAGGCGGTAGTGGATCTAGCATGACATGGAGTATTCCAGGTACTGCTGTATTAACTGCTGTACTAACCAGCAACCCTGTACAGGTTGTAACAGGTGGCGCCGCAGGTAAAAACAATTTACAGATGACATTGTTGTATCCAACAGATCCAGGAACTTCTGGTACTGTGGCCAGCACAGCAAGTCCAAGTACAATTACATTAAGTACTGTATCTAACCTAACTGTTGGTAATGACATTTACTTTACAGGACCTAGCTCTAGCTTTGGAGGTGTGCTATCTAGTGTAGTCAGTGCTGGTAACTTTATTATTGGCAATAGCTATGCTATTGTTTCATTTGGTACTAGTCCAAACACTACAGACTTTACAGCTATTGGTGCTACAAGTAACACTCTTGGCTTAAGATTCGTAGCTACAGCATCAGGTTCTGGTCAAGGTACAGCACAACCAATATACTTTATTGCTAGTATTGCCAGCAATAATATCACTGTTGCGCTTACACGAGGCGGTAGCGCAATCACTACAATTACTACAGTTGCTAGTGTAACCACTACTACATTCTATACACCAAGTTATGGCTATGGTTCAAGTATTACAGTGACTAGCTTTACAAGTAGTGTATTACAAGCTAGTGGAACTTATACTGGACAGTATTATGTGACATTTGCCTATAGCGGTAGCGCACAAACTACTGGTGTTTATTACTATGTTGCTGGCAACAGTAACAACTTGTTTAATGGTTACTTCTATTGTGTAGCTAGTTCATCTAACTCAATTACTTTAGTATACACTTATAGTCCAACAGCTAATGGTAATACATACGGTAGTGGTACTACAACAATTACTAAAGAAGTAACAAGTGCTACAAGTAGTAGTTTAGGTATCAGTAAACCATTTAACATTAACTATAGCACAACATTACGCATAGGTTATGCACAAAACGCAGGCGGTGCTATTACAGTTCGTATTAGTACTTGCCGTGCTACAGGACATGACTTCTTAGACATCGGTACTGGAGGATTTGTTACAAGTAACTATCCAAACCAAATTTACGGTAACGCTATTATTCCGTCTGATGAAACTAAACAAGTGTTAGAAGAAACTGTAGGTCGTGTGTTCTACGTAACTACTGACCAAAACGGTATTTTCAAAGTAGGACGTTTCTTCAAAGTTGACCAAGGTACTGGTACAGTTACATTCAGTGCTAGTATTGCGTTGAGTAACTTAGACGGTATTGGATTTAAGCGTGGTGTTGTGGTAGCTGAGTTCTCGACAGATGCTACAATGACCGGTAATGCCGCTGACGTAGTTCCTGTTCAATCAGCTATACGAAGTTTCGTAGACTATAGACTAGGTCTTGACTACAGTGGTAGCCCTGTTCCTGTTGCTAACTTGATTGGCCCAGGTTACTTGCCACTAAGTGGTGTATTGGCCATGAAGGGTAATTTGAATATGTCAAATTACACTATTGGTAACTTGAACATGGCTGTTAGCGGTATAAGTCAATACGACGGTGTTAACCGAGGTTACGTTGATAGCCTAGCTAGTGCTTTGAATAGTGCTTACAAACTAGCAGATCATGCTATCAAAGCTACTGGTAACTACAACGCATTTAGTTCAACTCCAACTATTACCATTACAGTAACTAATGTTTATGGTACTGTAGTTCCAGGTATGTTGGTTACAAGTGCTAACAACGCATTTACTAACGGACAGTATGTAACAGCCGTATCAACTACGCCAGGAACTATTTACACAGGTGCTGTAGTAGTTGCTACATTGAGTGCTAGTTACAATGGATCTACACCAAGTGGCGTTATTACATTTACCAATCAGGCAAATGGTAACTTCTTAGTTTACGATTCAACATTTAGTCAGTGGACAAACATTGCTCCACCAACCGGTACTGCCAACAATAACCAAGTTAGTATTACATATACACATGGTACACCTGGATATTTGACAGCAACTATCCAATCAAGTGTTGTAATTGACAGCATGGTTAGTGCTAGTGCAGCAATACAACAAAGCAAACTGAATCTACAGGCTGCTGGTACAATAGCTAGTGCTCCAGGCGCATTTACGCAAAGTAGTTTGGGTCTATCGGCATTTAGCAGTAGTGTGTTTACTACAACTAATGGTTGGGTTGACTTACTAAGCAGTTCTAGTACATCAACTGGTATTCAGTTGAGTAAACTGGCATACATGTCTAGCGGTTATGTATTAGGTAACCGTAGCGGTAGCGCGGCAAGTCCAGGATTAATTACTCCAGCTAACGTAGTTACAGATGGTGATGGTATCAAGAACGCTCTGTTTACATCTAACGGTGCTATGACTGTTGCTGGTAACGGAACCAATAACACTTATAGTGTTACACCAATTACAACAGCTGGTGGAGCTAATAGCTTAGTTAAAACTGACAATAGCGGAAACATTTCTGCTGGTAGCACTTATTACATAGGTGGTCAGAGATTTGTTGGAGTATCAGGAAGTACTGTAACATACTATACACCTGGTCAGGCAACAGCCGTTACAATCAGTGATAGCCCATCTAGTCCTACAACTACCGCAAGTGGTACACTAGTAGCAAGTGGTACACTACAGGTAGCGACTATTGTATCTGGTAGTGCTGTATCAAATACTGGAACACTAGGCGGACAATGGAGTTTAACAAGCCAAAGTACATTCAATGCTAGTGCTGGTACACTACAGTCAACTAATTTAACTACTGGATCGGCTGGTACTTCAGGATCATTTACTGGTCTATGGACATTTAACCAGCATGTGACCATTGAAGGAGTGACTACTACAGGTTCTACAGGTTCAGGTAAACTAGTATTTGCTACAAGCCCAACTATTAGTAATCCAACTGTTTCAGGAAGCATTACAACAACTACTATTACTGCTGGCAGTGAAGCTACTTCAGGTACAATCTATGGACAGTGGAGTTTAGGTAACAGTAGTACACTACAAGCTAGCTATGCTGACTTGGCAGAATTCTACGAAGGAGATCAAGACTACGAACCAGGTACTGTACTAGTATTTGGAGGAGATAAAGAAGTTACTACAACTTCTGTTATCAATGATACTCGTAGTGCTGGTGTAGTAACTACTAATCCTGCGTATGTAATGAACAAAGACCAAACAGGTATTAAGGTATGTATAGCTTTAGCTGGTCGTGTACCAGTCAAGGTTGTAGGTCGTGTTAAGAAAGGCGATATGCTAACAACTAGCGCAACTCCTGGATATGCTGTGAAAGCATTAAATCCTACATTAGGTGCTATAATTGGTAAGGCATTAGAAGACAAAGACTACGGTGAAGCCGGAGTTATCCAAGTAGCTGTAGGGAGAGTATAATGACACAACTAACTATAAACATTGGCGCTGGTCCAAACGACTCAACTGGGGATCCGATACGTACTGCGTTCAGTAAAGTAAACAACAACTTTAATGATTTGTATCCTCAGACCACGCCTCCTACACACAGTACAGGTAAATCTGGAGATACTGCTGGTATGATGGCTTTCGATGGAACTTATATCTACTATTGCACAGCATCTTATACCACAGGAACAGCTAATATTTGGGTGCGACAAACATATCCAAGCGGAACTTGGTAAATACTAAAACGAGCATAATAATATGACACAACAAATAATCAACTTAGGAACTTACGCTAACGACGGTACAGGTGACGACTTGCGCACGGCTTTTACCAAAGTTACTGCTAATTTTACTGATTTATATGCCCAGTTGGCGGCTTTAAACGGTCAAAATATTGGCTCGGGGCAAGGTATTTTTTCAGCAGATGTAGCTGGAATTATGAGTTTCAAAAGTCTTACAGGGTCAAATGGTATCACAGTTACTAGTACTACTAATACTGTTAATATTGACGGATATACATTAGCTACAGATCCAAATCCAAGGCTCCAAGCAGATTTAAATTTAAACAATCGTAACATTACCGGTGTCGGTGATGTTCAAACCACAGTTTGGGGAATTGATATGAGAACTATCAACAACCAGGTACAAACAATTCTAGGCGGAGTAATTGGCGATTTTGGGACCATTAATACTCCGCTAGGTAACACATTTGATTTAGGAACCTTTTAAGGTAGGAGAGATATATGGCATTACAGATTAGAAGAGGCACTAACGCTAATAGACTAGGACTTACTCCTGCTTTAGGCGAACCAGTTTATGTAACTGATTACGCTAACTCGGCTGTTAGTCCGTTGTTTATAGGCGACGGCACTACAGTAGGTGGAAAGCCAGTTACTACTATATTAACAGTAAACGGACAAACGGGCAATGTAGTATTGACTACAGATACTGTTGCCGAGGGTGCACATACACAATATTTCACTACTACTAGAGCACAAGATGCCGTAGGTCAAATGTTAGCTGCCGGTACACTATCGGGTGTGGCAATTACTTACAATAGTACCACTCATACTATTAGTATTTCAACTACTAGTCTTATTAATACAGGTACTACAGGTTCGATAGCCTACTGGGCCGCCAATGGTTCATCATTAACTCCTACAAGTAACTTAAACTGGAACAGTTCTAATAGTACATTGACCAATGTTAACGGCGCTTTTATTGTACAGCAAAACATATCTGGATTATATGCTTTAAGTTTAGAAGAATATAACAATCAAACTTCAATCAATGGAGATGGTCAAGTATTCATGCGCAGAGCTAGAGGTACTAATATAACACCTACAGCGGCTACTAATACAGATTATATCTATAGTTTGATTTGGCAAGCCTACGATGGCAATACTTTCCAGCAGACAGCAAGTATAGCAGGAAGTATAAACGGTACTGTGTCTACAGGTATTACTCCTGGACTACTACAGTTTTATTGTACTGATACTACAGGTAACTCACAACCACGTGTAAGTGTATCTGGTACAGGTGTTTTCACTATTGGGCCTGCGGCAACTACACAAACAAATAGTTCTGGTACACTGAGCATACGACAAACTACTACAGCATTTAACAATCCAACTGTAACTATTAGAAATTATGCTAATGATGCGTATGGTGTTATTATTAGTTCAAGAAAGTACAGAGGAACGTATGCAACTCCTACGGCAGTACAACCAGGAGACCAAATTGCTGTATTCTCTGGAAGGGGCTACGACGGTGCTAACTTACAAACTGCAGGAAGTGTACAGTTATTGGTCGACGGTACGGTATCAGCTGGTGTTGTTCCGGGACAACTTGCGTTCTTTACCCACAACAGTGCTGGTGTTGAAACTTTGGCTGCTAAAATTGACAGCACACAACAATTAACAACATATGGTAATGTAACTGTTAACGGAAATCTTACTGTTAACGGGACTAGTATAACTGTTAACGAAACTACAGTCAACGTAGAAGATAAACTAATGAAGTTAGGTTATCTAACTAGTTCAACAGTTAGTACGGTTGGTCAAGTTACACTAGTGTCAGGTACTGGTCCATGGACTGCTACTATCAGTGGTATGACTTCAACTGTAGATTTAATTGCCGGTAGTGCGATTACAGCTACAGGAACTGGTGCTACCGGTTCTGTTACACTAACCGCGGCAGCATATAGTGTGGCCAGCAATACATCGGCTACCATAAACTTTAATGTATTGACCTTATCAGGTACTACAACAGGCACATTTGCTATAGGTATGTTATTATCTGGAGGCGCCATTTCTCCTAACACTTATATTATTGGTGGTTCTGGAACAGTTTGGACTTTGAGCAATAGTGTTAATGGCATTGGATCAGAAGTTATTACTGGTACATTGAATCTTTTAACAACTTCTAGCACAGCTAGTCTAGCACTTGGTACTAAGATTACAATTCCATCAGCATTTGGTGGTTTATCTGCCGGTACAACATATTATGTTTCATATATTGCTACTTCAACACAATTTAGTGTAAGTTCAACATTTAACGGAGCAAATACAACACTAGGTAATGCTACCGGTAGTGTAGTGGCAACTACTGGAGCAGGTAGTTTAGGTTCGGGCGGAACCTACATTGTAGCCAGTGTTGTTAACTCAACAAGCATTACAATTACTGCTACTGGTGGAACAACACCAGTCACTGGTCCAATTACTACGATAGCAACATCGGGAGCAACTGATACTACAGCAGTAGGCGGCGGTATACAAGTATACGGATCTACTAATAAGACATTTACATGGGCTAGTACCACAGCAGGATGGACCAGTAGCGAAGCAATTACTGTTAGTAATTCCAACGGTATTTCAGTAGCAGGTAATTTAAAATACACAGGTTATCAAATATTATCACCAAATTATATTACAGTTAGCTCAACTAGTACCTACGCTTTAAGTACAACAACACACTTAAATATTCTATTAGTAACAGCTGGTTCATTAACAGCTACATTAACAATGCCAACAAGTCCAGTAGATGGCCAAGTGTGTATGATTTCTGTACAAACTACAAACGTTACACTAGCACTAACAGCTGGCCCAACTTTATCAGGATCATTTGTTGGAGCTGTTACAGCACCAACTACTTTTGAATACGTTTATCGCGCAAGCAATACAACATGGTATAGAATCCAGTAATGGAGCAAGTCTCATGGCACTAAATGTCTGGACAAAACTTAGTGGTTATTCTTTTGGTAGTTTTCCAGAAGGTGTAGCTGTCAGTCAAGCATTACCTGTTGCTAACGACATTGGTGTTGTTTATCACGTAATCAGTGGCGCCTTGCCAGGCGGACTTATCATCAGAGGCAATATTATTGTTGGCAATCCTTATATTGTAGCCAACGATACAACTTATAAATTTTGTATCCGTGCTAGTTCTAATGGCCAAATAAGCGATCGTACTTTTACCATGACAATTACAGGTAATAATCAACCTGAATTTGTCACAGCCATTGGAGCAATACCCATTGGTTTAGCCAAACAATTATATGTACTAGATCAAACACATGTCAGTTATCAAATAGAAGCATTTGATCTTAATACAGCAGTTGGCCAAAAATTAACTTATTTTATCGGCAGCGATGATGGCGAATTACCAAAAGGACTAACACTAAGTCCGGACGGTGTTATCAGTGGCTACATCGAACCAGTGGTAAAAATTACACTAGCCGATGGTAACGGAACTTACGATAATTCTTTCTTTGATCGAGTAGCCTACGACTTTGCGTCTAAACCAAGCGATGGTTTTGATAGCTACAAATATGATAATGTATTTTACGATTTTAATTTAGAAAATGCTCCGCCTACAACACTTAATGCTAATTATCAGTTTCGTGTTACACTAACAGACGGTGTGAACTATGCTCAAAGAATATTTAAAATATTCGTTGTAGGTACAGATCAGTTTAGAGCAGACAATACCGCGTTCAATGGTGTAGCCGATGATTTTTCAAGTGACGCTACATATCTTAGAGCTCCTGTATGGATAACTAACAGCAACTTAGGTACATTCAGAGCCAATAATTATCTCACAGTTCCAATTGCCTTGTACGATAATCTAGATGTCTTGTTTAGATTAGAAGCTACAAATGAAGAAGTATACTGTACAAGTGTACAAATATTGCCGACTGATAACGTGTTTAATCAAATATTTGCCGGTGACATTGCAAACAACAGCACAACAATCAACAACTGTACTGATATTGGATTCTTAACTGCTGGACAAACTGTTGCTGGGCCTGGAATTAAAATTGGTACAGTTATTACAGCCGTAGGAACATCAAGTATTACTATTAGTCAGCCAGCGTTTTTAACTATTACACAAAGTCTAATGACCTGCGGAGGAGATCAGTTAGCCATAACAGCAGTTAATGGTATTCCCCAAGTAGGTCAGTATTTGACGTTTGACAACTACTTAGACGGTGCCGACGGAAGAAATTATCAAATTAAAGCAGTTACACCTCTGTACAATAATCAGTATAGACTAACATTGTACACAAACTTACAACTGGCTATTCCTAATGGGACAGCTTTTTATATAGGTAGTCTTAGCGAATTGCCAGACGGCGTTCAGTTTGATCAAGTTACAGGCGATATTTATGGACAACTACCATTCCAACCAGCAGTTACTAAATCATATACATTTACAATCACTGCTACACGATTAGGCGACAATGTAGCAGAAACACTAAATGCTAGTAAAACATTTACTCTTAATGTGGTAGGCGATGTTGATAGTGTAATCACTTGGAACACTGATAGTAACTTAGGAACTATACCTGCTAATTATTCGAGCACACTATCAGTAAGTGCTACTACCACTGTACCTAATGCTACACTGGTTTATCAATTAGAAAGTTTTCCTGTAACTAGTGTTGTTGGAAATGGGTCTACTGTTACTCTTAGTTTTACACCGCAAACAACTCCTCCGTTTGGAATTGGTAATATAATTCTTGTTAACAACATGGTTCCGGTAGGATACAACGGTTTGTGTAGAGTAACTGGCGCTACTGCTAGTACTGTTAGTTTTTCTAACAACACCATGGGAGCTCTTGTAACAGCAGGTACTGTTAGTAAAAACGGACTTCCACCTGGGTTGTCTTTAAATTTAGACGGAGAAATTACTGGAACTGTAAATCAATACTATAATGGTACTAGTGGTGTGTTAGGGTTAACTACCTTTGATCAAGGTCTTACAACTTACGACAATAATACTACAACTATAGATAGAGTGTTTACAACAACAATTACTGCTAGGGATCAATTTGGATTTAGCAGTATTACTAGAGATTTTACTATTACTGTTAGTACTCCAAATAGTGTGGGCTATAGTAACATAATAACTAAACCCTATTTAAAATTAGATCAAAGATCCGTGTTTAAAACATTTATTAATGACACTACAATTTTTACTCCTAGCAGTATCTACAGACCTAACGATAGTACATTTGGTCTACAAAGCGAATTAAAAATGCTAGTATATGCTGGTATCGAAACACAGCTAGCTTCTTATTATATAGGAGCAATGGGTCTCAATGTTAAGCGCAAACGTTTTCAATTTGGTAGTATAGAAAAAGCTGTAGCATTAGATCCTACCACTGGAAAAAGCGTTTACGAAGTTGTTTATGTACAAATGTTAGATCCTATGGAACCTAATGGAAAACATTTACCACTATCTGTAACAGTAACTCCGGGTTTTGAAAGCGAATATATTACTGCGGATAATAGTACTGGATTTTACAAACAGCAAGCACTAGACCTAAACAACAATGCTCCTAGTGATCCAAGAGATTTACCAATGCTAACTATCGATAGCACTGGTTACGAAGTTAGTAACCCCAATCCAGATCGTTATTATCCTAACAGTATAACCAACTGGCAAACTAGAATAGCTAGTCCTGGACAGGGAGGTACTATTTTTGATGCCGCAACTACATTTGATTCAAACAGCACTTTGTTTGATAAAGCAGTTAAAACAGAACGTAACTACTTGCCACTTTGGATGCGTAGTGTTCCTGCTGGGCAAAAACAACAACTGGGTTATACCTTAAGTATACCCCTATGTTTCTGTAAACCGGGCACAGCTGACACCATAGTTACCAACATAAAATTCAGCGGTTTTGACTTTAAAGTCATAGATTACACCGTAGATAGATTCATAATAGACAATGTTACTGGTTATCAAGGAGATAAATACCTTGTATTCAGAAACGATAGGATAACCGTATGAGCAATACTAGACCAACAAGCCAGATTAATTATTCAACAATTAGCACAACTTACCCAGTAGCTGGGCAAGATAATAACAGCCAAGGTTTTCGTGATAACTTCACAAACATCAGTGCCGCTATTGCGCAAGCCAAAGTAGAAATACAAGAGCTACTAAACAATGCTGTAATTGTTGCTGATTTACCAACTGGTTCTCAAGCTCAAACTAACGACTTGTTAGGCAGTACTTTAAGAAATGGTTTGTATTCGCAGTTCAATGGTATATATGTTAACGGTGGTACAGTTACTACTAGTGCTAATATCGATCTTTCACAAGGTCCAATGCAGCAATTTACTGCTGGCGGAGATATTACTCTAACATTTACCAACTGGCCAACTACTCAACAGTTTGCCATGGTGCGTGTTATGCTAATCGGCGATCAAATACAAACTAGAAAAATTACTTTATCTACATCTAACGGTGGATTGATCAAACTAGCAACAGGGTGGGTTAACAAAGACTTAGCAGTTAGCACCAGCTTACCAGCAACACTACAGTTGAACAACACTGGTGGACTAACTGTAATCGAAGCGTGGACCGTAAATACCGGTTCAACTGTTTATTTGAAGCAGATCGGAACATACTAATGCATCCGTTAGCGGGTAGTTTTGAAAATTTAAAAGACAGTGAGATCGAAGAAAAAATTACCGATCTTACTAAAAAGTATTTTATGACTTCTAACTTTGAGGTACAAGCTCAAATTTCCAGTCTACTAGAAAACTACAAAGAAGAAATCGCCAAACGCAGACAGATTCAATTGCAAAAATTGATGTCAAAGAGCGAAAAAAGCCTTGACAATTTAGTTAAAGTAAACTAAAATGTAGGCTATGCGCCTAGATAAATTCGGTAATCCTATTTTTAATAGTCAAGATATATTCAAATTCCTTTACCAAGGAAAACTTACTAACCTCAAAGATCTCACAGTAGACTACACTGAAGATATTGAGCAGTTAGAATCCACCGCTGGATTCACATTCCAGAAATTCAATGAACAAATAGAATCAATCGATATTGCTGATTTTGATCAAGCACTACAAAGCGATTGGTTTATGCCCCCAGAGTACAAAGATTTCGATGTTAAACAATGGTGTTTAGATCGTTGTGCGACTCCGGAACAAACTGCCCGAGTTGAAGCAGAAATGGGTGCGTATCACGAGCGTGGTATGATCCCACTATTACAATGGACCAAGCATTTTGTAGATACATGTAGTGCTAACGGCATTGTTTGGGGTGTAGGACGTGGCTCAAGCGTAGCTAGTTTTGTGTTATTTTTACTGGGTGTACATCAAATCGATTCAGTCAAATATAATTTAGACTGGCAGGAATTCCTGAGATAAGTAGTATATAATCCAAGGAGGCACATTATGCCAATGAAAGAACAACAAAGACAAGTATACCGTACTGCACGTGGTGTAGAAATTGACATGGGTAAATTAACCCTTCAAAACGAACTTACACCTGCCGTAGGTAATATGCGAGTTAATGCTCGCGGTGATAAATTAGGCCCTGGCGGACAAGTTTTGCCGCGCCAAACAGAAATTACACCTAGTACACAATCTATCCCAGAACAGATTAGTGTTAAAGATATTAGTAATCAAGATCCAGAGGGCAAGGAATGAACGTAGTAACAGGCAAAATTATACCAATCCGAAACAATATTCTTGTAACAGATATGAATTTTGATGCCCGAATTTCTGCGGGTGGTATTGTATTACCAAGCGATGATGGAAAAAGTGAAGGTGTTAGACACCGTTGGGGCCGTGTTTGGGCGATTGGTCCAGAACAACAAGATGTCCGAGTAGGCGAATGGATCTTACTTGAACACGGACGTTGGACACGCGGTGTTACTGTAGTAGAAGAAGATGGTACCGAAATTGTTATCCGCCGTGCGGATGTTAACGCAATCTTAATGGTATCCGATGAGGATCCTGGAGATAATACTTACGGTGTTCACTCCAAAGTACAGCATCAAACATTTAACTTCGGTTAATCATTCGAGCAACAGGCCTCTAGACAAGGCCTGTTTTCACCTGTACAATAAGCAGAACTGAGGAATACTATGAAAGAACTATGGGTAGAAAAATATCGTCCTAAAACAATAGACGGTTATGTGTTTAGGGACGCTAGTCAAAAGAAACAAATTACAACTTGGATTAAAGAAGAAAGCATCCCGCACTTGCTATTAAGCGGTAGTCCAGGCATTGGTAAAACTACATTAGCAAAGGTATTGCTTAATGAAATCGGTATTCCAGACTTTGATATTATAGAGGTTAACGCAAGTCGAGAAACCGGTATTGATTTTATTCGTGATAAGATTGTTCCGTTTGTTAGTATGATTCCGTTTGGTCCATTTAAGGTTGTATTGTTAGACGAAGCAGATCGTTTGAGTCAGCAGGCACAAGATTCGCTTAAAGGCATCATTGAAGAATATTCTAACTTTGCTAGATTTATCCTAACTTGTAATAGCCCTAACAGAATTCTTCCACCGCTACATAGCAGACTACAACAGATGCATTTTGCGTCAATTGATCAAACAGAGTTTACTGCTCGTGTAGCCACAATCCTAGTTGAAGAAAATATTGAATTTGATTTGGATACCTTAGACACTTATGTAAAGAGTGTGTTTCCAGACCTGCGTAAGTGTATTAACCTAGTACAACAAAATAGCGTAGAAAACAAACTGATTAATCCTAAAGACGAAGACAGCGGTGTTAGCGACTACAGACTTGAAATGGTCGAGTTGTTTAAGAAAGGCAAGATACAAGAAGCACGTAAACTAGTATGTGGTCGTGCTAGACCAGAAGAAATGGATGATATCTTCCGCTGGTTGTACGACAATTCAGAATTGTTTGCGGATCCAGATAAAGCTATTCTTATTATTAAACAAGGCGCAGTTGATCACGGAGTTATCATGGATCCAGAGATTAATCTTGCGGCAACATTGATTAGACTAAGCCACTTGTGATGTATGATCGATATTCCAAGATTTCCAGTTATTATTATTGCTAGGCGAGGAGTCGTTTGATAATGATATAACAAATATCAGTGCTACAAATATTAGAAAGGAATTGGGTTTAAAATGACAGATAAACAATTACGAAGTATTGCCAAGGCAGTAACTTGGAGACTGACTACAACTGTAATTACATTTATAGTATCTTACATAGTAACAGGCGGTTTTGGGTCTGCCGGTAAAATTGCTGGAGTATTGTTCATCACAAACTCTCTCTGGTACTTTTTACACGAACGCTTGTGGAACAAAACAGAATGGGGACAGCACGGCCCCCATTCATTAGACAATCTAAAGTAGAACTACTACTTTATTCTCCATAAACCGCTAACACCTCCTTCACGGCATTATGGCGTTCGATGTCCTTGACTTCAAATTGAATAATATCAATATGTTCCAAATATTCTTTTTGTTCAATTAGTCCACAAAAATCAATCAGTCCGTTATCACTTAATCGGTCTGCTTGAGCTAAATCTCCTGTGACTACCATTTTTGAACCCTCTCCTAAGCGGGTTAATAGCATCTTCATTTGATTTACTGTTGTGTTCTGACATTCATCTGCAACGATGTATGCGTTTTTAAATGTGCGTCCACGCATGTACGCAAGTGGGCTTATTTCAATAACACCTTCCTCTAGCATCTTGGCTATTTCTTTGGTTTGATAATACTCTCCGAAGACATCAAAAATAGGACGGGTCCATGGTGCCATCTTTTCATTTAAGTCACCTGGTAAAAATCCTAAATCTTCATCTACAGAAACGGCGGGTCTTGTCACAATGATCTTGTCAACTTTGCCTTCCTGAAATAACTTAATCCCGAACTGTACTGCTAGCATGGTTTTACCCGTGCCGGCTGGGCCAATAGCAAGTACTATGCTCTTGGTTTCATCGTATAGTTTAGTGAGATATAGCTTCTGATTGGCACTGCGAGCTTGAATACTCACACGCTGTTTTTTTGCCGGAAGATATGGCTGAAAGTCAATTATGTTAACTTCTGATGTAAAACGCTTTTTCACTCGTTGTTTACTCATTAAAGTTGCTCCTACTTTTATGAAAAAGTAAGACTTGTAGTGACCGCCTTTGATAACTACAGAGGTCCTACACTATTATTTAACGTATTCCTAAAAATATAAAGTGATATGCTATGATTTCAAACCAGCTAAATAAGTATAGGAGAGCCTATCATGCAACATGACATTTTAGATGTTATACAGAATATCCAAGATTTATACGAAAATAATAGCAGTTTAGCTGTCTTAAAAGACTTTGAACGTGTGCTAGACGAGATGGATATGTACGTATACGAAAACTGGGAAGACGGCGAATTAGCTTATGGCCCTAAAGTTGATCGCCACTGGATCACTGCTGGTTTCATGTGGGAGCATAGCAAGATGCCTAACCCAACTGCCGCTAAACGTCTAACAGAATTAGGCTGTAAAGTAACATATCAAAAGAGTCATTTGCTAGAGCCACGCAAAGTACGTACACAAGAAGATCTACGTCCGGGTACTAAGAAAGGGCATCTTGATCGTAAGCCTATATGGATTGTTGAAATTACAATGCCTAAGAAAGTAGCATTCGATGTATACAAAGGCTACATGGACAAATTAAAGAACGAAAATAAAGAAAGCCGACCAACACCAACTGAAAGCACAGCACCGGCAGGAGGAGCACCAGCACCAGCATCACCAACAGCTCCACCAGCTCCCGGAGCCGCACCAGGTGGCGCACCAGCGGCAGGCGGAGCACCAGCATGAAAGTAAATGAAAGTTTGCGCCCTGCGGATCTTAGAGATTTAGTTAAAAAAGTCTTTGAGATAGATTCATTTCAAAGTAAGATTGGCACTGACGCAGATACTTGCGTATTAAGTTTTAGTGTAGAATCAGAAGACCCTGCTAAGGATTTAGAAAATTTTATCGAAATGGGTTATAATTTTGTTTTAGATGCAGACTGTACAGCAGGTGAGTTAGATGATGGTAACTATCGTGTATATGTTGAAATAGAACGTAGTCGCCATATTGGAGAACAAATTTTTGAAATTGTTGAAGGTATTAAAAAATTAACAGGTTTAGACTCTATGCGCTTTCGTTACTTTAAAAGTTTTAAGAGTCAAGAGGCAACAGAAGAAAATTTATCAGCAGTAGTTCCTACAGACAAGGCAGCTTACGAAATAGCTACAGAAAGAAATATGCTAGAAAATTTTAGTAATTTCTTTAGTAATAGTTACGCAGATGATATTAGTATGCTAGATGAAAGCATTACATTTAAACGTGTTTATAGCGGACCTGTATCATTTGAAGTTGTCAATAGCGGCCCTAAGAATGAAATTTATGATTCAATCAAAGGTCCTATTGTATTAGAAACTAAAAACATGGCAGAAGTTATGTTTTTAACAAAGACCATCGGCAATTATAATATCAATAAAATTGGCGATACATTTATATTCGAACGCAATGGTTATGCTGTTGCACTAAAAAGGAAACAATAATGAGCGATTTTGATTTCGATTTTACACAAGCTAAGTTAGAAGCAATCATAGGAAAAAATCCCTATGCCGAACATTGGTATGAAGCACTATGTCAAACATTACCAGACTATGATATTAACACAGTACCACGTGTTGCGGCTTTCCTAGCACAATGCGCACACGAGTCTGGTGGATTCACTGCTATTAAAGAAAACTTAAATTACAAAGCAGAAAGTCTTTGTAAAGTATGGCCACGTTATTTTAATCCTAGTAACGCAAACGAATACGCACACAATCCAGAAAAGATTGCTAACAGAGCGTATGCTAATCGTATGGGCAACGGAGACGAAGCAAGCGGCGATGGTTGGAAATTTTGTGGAAGAGGACTTATTCAATTGACAGGTAAAGACAATTATAGCAAGTACGCACAAAGTACAGAGCAAACCTTAGACGAAGCTAGCGAGCATTTAACAACTTTTGAAGGTTGTGTACAAAGTGCCGCTTGGTTCTGGGAAGACAATAACCTAAACCAGTATGCAGACAATGGTGATATCCTAACAATGACCAAGCGTATTAACGGTGGTACATTGGGTTTAGAAGATCGTCAAAAGCATTACCAACACGCACTACAAGTTCTACAAGGATAAGCCATGGGGCAAATTCCTTGGATGCTTAGTCTAATTCCAGACGCCATACTTAACTGGTTATACTGGGGCATTATTGCCGTTGGTATAACTGGCATGTTTGCCGGATGGTTAGGTAAGTTTATTCCATTTTATGGAAAATACGTAGGCATTTTAAAACCTGTAGGAATTGCCTTGCTTGTATTAGGCATGTGGTTACGCGGAGGTTACGATACTGAAATGATGTGGAGAGCTAGAGTAGCCGAAGCAGAAGCTAAAGTAGCCAAAGCAGAAGAAGCTAGCAAAGATGCTAACAGTAAACTAGAAGCAAAGATTAAAGAAAAAGTCAAAGTTCGTACAGAATATATTACCACAGTTAAAGAACGTATTGTTAAAGATACACAAATTATAGATGCCGAGTGTAAAGTTGCTCCTGAAGTAATTAAAGATCTTAATGATGCCGCTAAAAATCCAGTTACAAAGGATGCTAAAAAATGAATCGTATTATTTTAATATTAGCGTTATTTGTTACAGGTTGTGCCACTAGTGTTCCAGTAGCTGTTAAATTTCCAGATGTTCCAAGCGATATGCTAGTTGCTTGCCCTGACTTAAAACTAGCACCAGACACTACTAAATTAAGCGAAGTATTGCCTGTAGTAGCAGATAACTACGGACAATACTATACTTGTAAAGATAATGTTGACAGCTGGATAGACTGGTATAATAGTCAAAAGAAAATATTTAATAGTATCAAATGAAATTAAGAGAACTGTTATTAGAAGAGTTAGGGCCTCCTGATACATTAGGTGGTTGGATTTATGACAAATTAAATAAGCCCCAAGCGCCGGCTACTGTAGCACCAACGCCAGTAGTTACTCCAGCAAAACCTGTAGGGCAGTCTGGTACACCTGTTCAGAAGATTATGCCTAATGTACAGTCAAAAGCTGAGCCTGCTCCATTTGATCCGGCAGGTGCTAAAACTACGTTAGAAAACATAGCTAGGAAAATGGGTATAACTTCAACTAATGATCTTGGAAATTTACTAGGACATGCTAGTGTAGAAACCGCAGGATGGACTAACGCAGTAGAACAAATGGTATATAAAACAGCACAACGTGTACATAAAGTTTTTACAACTAATTTTCCAACAATACAAATTGCTCAACAATATTTAGATTTAAATAATCCTGTAGCATTGGCCAATAGAGCGTATGCTAATGTTAACGGCAATGGAAATGAAGCAAGCGGTGACGGATGGCGTTATAGAGGGCGCGGATTTTTAATGATTTCTGGCAAGGCTAACTATGCCGCAGTAGGTAAAAGAGCACACCCTGAAAATGAAAACATTTATGTAGATCATCCTGAACTACTGTCTAGTAATCCTATTGAAAGTGCCAAGGCTAGTGTTGCTTGGTTTTATATAAAAAATCTAAAAGGCAAAAGTGGCAAAGATGTTACAGTAGGCATTAACGGCTCGACAGCTATGAAAAATAAAGAGCGAACACAGGCAGCTAAAGCGGCAAAATCAGAACTTCAACACAAGAAACGTAAGTAAGTTTAATAAATACGTATATAACAGCCAAAAGGAGCGAATACTATGGCAGATGAAAAAGATAGCGGCGGAGCAGAATGGATGCAGAAATTATGGCGTCCAGCAATGGGTTGGATGTACATGTTGATCTGTTTATTAGACATGGCAGTATTTCCAGTTCTATGGTCAGTATTACAAGCAGTAATGCATGTGCCTATTACACAATGGAATCCACTAACACTACAGGGTGCTGGTCTATTCCATATTGCGATGGGTGCTGTATTAGGTATTAGTGCGTTTGGGCGTACACAAGAAAAATTAGCAGGAACAGCGGCTAATCCAACAGCAACAAGTCAAACAATGACAAATAATACTAACATGTCAGGTGTTCCAGCTGGTATGGGTGGTATGTCAGGTGGTATGGGCGGCGGCTTTGGTGGAAGCACAGGCGGATTTGGAGGAACAAACAATGGCGGATTCGGTTCATCAATGGGCGGCGGCTCAACATTTGGCGCACCTGCGTCAGGAGGATTCGGTTCCACCAGCGGTGGTTTTGGATCAACAGCACCAGCATCAACTGGCTTTGGCGGAGGCGGCTTTGGAAGCACACCTTCAGCGCCAGCAACTCCAGCAGTAACAGCAAGTGGTAAAAAGATCGTACCAGATTTCGATCAACCAGCAATTTAAGGAAAATATTATGAAAAAACTATTAGCACTTTTAGCATTATGTGTAGCCAGTTCAGCATTTGCTGGTGGCGAAACAAAACAAGTTTGCGAAACTAATCCAAAGACAAAAAAAGAAGTTTGTAAAAATATCAAAGTTCATAAAAAGGTAGAGGGTGAAAAAGTACCGGAAAAGAAAAAGTAAACAATTCAAAATCTTGACAGGCTCCAATTAAGATAGTATAATTACTATATTATTGGAGCTTTTTTACGACTATGACTGATTATTACCAAACACTAGGTGTTAGCGAAAATGCTAGCCCAGACGAAATTAAACGAGCGTACCGAAGCTTGGCTAATAAACATCATCCAGACAAGGGTGGAGATCAAGCCAAGTTCAAAGATATTAGTGTTGCCTATGACAATTTAGGCGATCCGCAAAAGAGGGCTGAATACGACCA